ATGTGCATTTGAATAATTAGTATCTAAATAACTATCTTTATATGTTGTTCCTTCTGTAGCTTTAATATAAACTACTTCTACTCCTGCTGCTTTTACTTGGTTAAAATTTATATTTCCATTATGATTACTTACATCTATGCCTTTCATTTATATCATCCTTCCTATAATAAAAAATTAGAGCAATCTATAAAGACTACTCTAAATACTAAGCTGTTACTTGTTGTGTGCTTACATCAGCAGGTTTTACTAATAACGCTTGAACTTTATTAAATTGTTCTGTTAATGCTGCTAATTCTGCTTTTAAATTAATGTTATCATTCTGTAATTGCTTAATTAACTCAGAATTATCTATAACTGCTGCTTTACCTTGATTTATCTCCCCCGCGATGCTTTGTCTGATTTCTGCTACATCGTCTTGACTTAATTCCGGAAACTTTGCTAATAGCAATTTATCAAATTCATCAGCCTTGGAAATCACCTTTTCCTCTACAGTTTTGCTTATTCTAAAATTCTCATCTACTATGTTCCAAATAGCTTTTCCTACAGTGATATAATTTTTATTCTTTAGTATATTTTCCTCTAGTCCACTTTTAATTAACTTACTTTCTAATACCTTAATTATTAACTTTAATGCTGTTCTTATCATTTTACATACCTCCATTTTACTTAAAAATATTGTGTTGGACCGCATAAAAAAAGAAAGCTACAAAGCTTCCCACCATTAGACCCATAAACCATTTTAACGTAGATGTAAGATTAGATAATTGAGTACACAAGCTATCTATTTTTTCATCTACTCTTGCACCTCTCTGCTCTAATTTATCAATCCTTTCTGAATGATTGTTAATCCTCCTTTCATGCGTTTCAATTTTATCTTTAATTAGCTCTTCATTCATAAGTCACCTTCTTATTTCATTTTTTGTATAAAAAAGAGAATAGATTTCTCTACTCTCTTTCAACGATTAAAGTATTGTTTATATTCACGGTTCGAATTTTCTAAACTATTATCAGATTAAATCACCAAAACTAGAAATTAAAGTACCTAAAATTATTAATATGGTTCCTACATATACAGCCATAATATTCTTAATTTCTTTTGAAATGGTTTCAGTAAATTCATTTTTGTTATCGAAGTTACCTCCATCAGTAGTGTTTATATCTTCTGCTGTTTTAACAACTCCGTTTTTAACTATATTCCATATTAATAGAAATGTACCTAACGATGTTATAATTCCTCCAGAACGCTGAAACCAATGATCTTCTTTAAAAATAAGATTATGATTAACAGAAACTATAATTGATAAAATAATAAAAGTTATAGTCATATAGTTTATTTTTATTGGCGTCTTTTTATTTTCTATAAAATCATCTCCTTATATATTATTCTTCTACATTTAAAGATCATTTCCTTTATGAGTATGGAAAAATTATATACAAACTATTTTCATATGATTCCTATTGTGCAGCAATATTAAAAGGCACCTACATTCCGCAAGTACCTTTTATAAATTTTATATTTAATTATCTATTCAAATAATCAACTTACGCTATAACAGTTGCAGGTATTTTTATTGTAACTGTCCCTAAAGGTGGAATATCACCAACATTAACTATAATATTTTTAGATGTTGAGCTTGGATCAATTTTGCCTTGAGTACTTGTTACACCATTAACTAAAAAATCAATATGGTTAGGAGCCGGATCATTTACTACTACTGCTTTAGCTGTCTTTGTACCAGTATTAGTTACTACTATAGTATATGTAAAATTATCCCCTACCCATACTTCCTTTACATCTGCTATTTTTACTACACTCAATGTAGTATCAGCTGCTCCATGAAATATGATTGTAACATCTCCTCCAGCATTATTAGTGTTATCACCTTTTGCATGAGCAATATTAACTATTTTATCTGAATCTGTTGGATCTGGATCTGTTGGTTCAGCAGTTTTGGGGATTACTGTTACAGCACATGTTGCAGTTAAACCATCAGAAGTTGTAGCTGTAATTGTACAATTTCCTTCTTTTACACCTATAACTTTACCAGTTGAATCCACTGTTGCTATTGATTCGTCACTTGATTTCCATATAACTTGCGCTCCTGCTGGAGTTGTTGTAGCAACTAAATTATCCACTTGTCCTTCAACTAAAGAATCAGATGTTTTATTCAATGTTATAGTTGGGGTTATTGGATTTGTAACATTAACTGGACACGATGCACTTAAATTGCTTCCATTAATAGTAGCTGTTATTATTGCACTACCTTCTTTTATACCTGTAACTTTACCTGCTGAATCAACCGTAGCTACTGAAGAATCACTTGATGTCCAATTTACTGTTACTCCAGCTGGTATTGTTGTAGCTGCCAATGATTGCGAATCTCCTATAAAAAAATCAATTGATGCCTTGTCCAATGTTATTGATTCTTTTTGAGTTGCTTCACTGTATGTCATTAAGTAACCATTTTGGTCAATATCTATAGCATCAAGCGTAAAATATCCATCTCCACTATTTACTACTTTCACAGAATGTTTGGTTAAGCTTAATCCACTAATTTCATAAACTAATTTTTGAAATCCGCTATTACTATATGCAGTATATGCACTATATTTATTAACTAAAACATTATCTATATATACTTCTGATGAACCTGAACATGAATCCCACATTGGTGATATTATACGTAACTTACTTCCATAAAATCCAAAAGAAAAACTATCATTTGCTGTATTTTGTTTCCATGGATTGGATAATACTGTTTTATTATAACTATCATCTTTGCTGCTTATAAAATATGAATCGCCAGATCTTGATAAAGCACCTGTAAAGCTTATACTACTGCTATCATCATCATATCTTTTCCATCCCTTCTCGGGCGCTGTTAATTCTACTCCTATTATCGCACTATTTTCTGAAGTATTATTCAAATTTGCAGTTCCAACAACCGCATTGTCATCTGCAAAAGCACCTACACAAATCCCTAGTGCTAATATCAAGGTCATCACAAACATTATGCTGAACTTTTTAAAGTAATTTTTCATTTATCATTTCTCCCTTTTATTTAATAATAAATGAACGCGCGTTCTTTTCTCTATATTTATAGTAACTGCTATACCAATTTAATCCAAGTAAAATCGTAATACAAATTCTTTTATATATTCAAAATCAAGTAATTTTTTACAAATATAAATATAATCTTTCTAAAGACAATACTTTTAAATAAGCAATAAAAAAACACCTTATAGGTGCTGATCTATTGCCTCTATTCTTTTATTTACTGAATGCCATTTTACTATAGTGCAGTAGTCTGAGCCTTAGAATCACTATCTTCAGCTACTGGTGTTATCATTTCAATAAACTCTCCATATTGTTCTGCTGTAATATCTCCACCTGCTAAAAATATCTTTAATCTAGTTGTAGTATCCTCTACATTCACTGTATTGCTAGACTTGTCTCTTGTTATTTTACTTTTTAAAATCCTTACTATTATTTCATTCATCTTTATATCCCTCCATTTATAATTTTATTTTGTTCTGCTTGAAGAATTAAGTCTTCTACATCAGCTATTGTTGTTAAATTGCTATTCAGATATGCTGATATGTCTAAAACTCTAGAATTTAATTCTTCATTTTGCTGAGCTTGTTTCTGCATTGCATTCAGTTCTTCTTGTGTATAATAAGTTATTTCGAGTTTTTTGCTATCTAAATTGATTTTATATGATTTAGCATTAGTAAAAGTACTGGATAATGTTCCATATTCTAATTCTATATAATCTATTTCATTTATTTTCTTATCTTTTAATTGCGTATAGATACTCATATCCTCTTCTTTCGTAGTTGTTTTTACGCATCCTTGGCATTCTCCAGTAGTAAGCAATATATTTCCTGTCAATACTTCATAATATACTTTTGCTTTCACTTGATTCATTTTTAATTCACTCCCTTTTTATATATTATCCCCATGCAAACCAAGTAGCATATGTCATGCTCACATTTCCTGAAGTACGTGCAACATGAATCTTAGTTGAAGTATCACACCCATTGGTTCCATAATACTCGAAAAGATATGGAGGATTACTACTATTATTCTTACATTGCTGAGCATAATTATTTGATGTGCCAAGTACTGATGTTGCAATGAACCCACCATCACTACCATACCCAAAGACTATACTTGGCTTAAAAGTAAGAAATGCAGAAATATCTATATAATAATCATAAATGCTACCTGAAGTATTTACTGAAAATGTATTGACAGTACCAGATGCAAATCGCCTTCCACCTAAACTCTCTATTGTTGCAGTACCTACTCTTCCTATACCAGACGTAGAATTATACGTCTTGCCTGCTACCACATCAGCATCTGTAGCTGTTCCTATAATAGCAGCTATTATCTGATCCCCGCTTAAATATTGACCTCCACTTATTACTTGCTGTGATGTACTAGGATTAATTGTTGTTCCTGCTTTTGTTGGAACGCTTTGAGTTACTTTCCCAGTTCCATCATGAAATCCTCTAGGTATTATATATACTCCATTTATAGGTAATGCTTGATTGATAGCTCCATTATTAGTCATTGTTCCAGTTAACCCTGTATCATTATCATTGCTGAATTTTTTAGTTGCTAGTACATGGGAAACATCAGCGTCGCCCTCTGCACTAGCTTTGATAAAAAAACAGTCATTTGTCGAGTTATACCATACAGCATATGCCTTTCCTGATATTAGGTTTGGTGATGTTGTTGTTCCAGGTTTATATAATTTTTTTCCATTTATAGTGGTTGCTGCTCCGCCATTGTTTGCACTTGCTATAAAAGTTATTGGATATCCATTTACTAACGATCCTTTAATAGTAAGTGTTATTGCTGTAACAGATCCACCTGCTGTTTGATACACCATATCTGACAAGTGCGTATCGTGTTCTTTCATTACAGAATCAATTTTTGAAAAGTTATCTACAAAATCTTGCCTTTTAACATTGTCAGTTCCTTCAAATAATTTAAGTCCATAATTACTTGATAATTGCATTTAATCATCCTCCTTAGTCGTATATTTCTAAATCATCCCACTTAATGCTTTCAGCATTGTTATAAGATAAATTTTTACTGTCTAAATAATCCCAAGATGTATAAGTGTATTTAAAGTCATATACTAAATGTGCAGGCTTAATATTATCTAATGCATTTTTTAAGCCTTGCATATTCTTTGGTATTCCTTTTACTCCAATAAATTGTATTGTAAAAGTACAAGGTCCAGTATTCTCTATAACATTAACCTCTCCGCCACTAAAAGCCTCAGCGACACTTTTTATTAATGCTATTGTACAAGTTCCTTGGCCTCTTTTTTTAGCCTTTACAACTTCCCTACGTTGTTCATAGCTATAATTAAGATTTGTTGTTATTCCATATTCTTCTTCCCATAAATCAAGTCCCCATGTAGCGGTATCAATATAGAATTGTTTTTGTAAATCTTCTAGGCAATATAATAGACTACCTAATTCATCACCTTGTGATTTATAGATAGCCTGCATGATATCATTATTTTCCCATATAAATGTTGGCACATATTTAGTTAAATCAACAAAATATTTTTCTAAATCCTCTTTAGTTAGAGTATTTTCTGCATACTGTGTTAATCCATATTGATTTATTCCATACTGCATATTATACCCCCTCTAAATCATTCCATGACAATCCTTTTTTTAGATAGACCGAATCATGAGTATGTGTACTTGGACTTGCTCCAATATCAAATGGAGCTGGCTTCACTGAGTTAGAGTATAGTTCTATCCATGTTGACCACGAACTTCCACTTTTAGTTCGTATATAAACATGACCTACATTTACTGTCATTCCAAAACCTAATTGTGTTAAATAGCTTTGATCACCGCTACATATAACCATAAAATTAAACCACCCACTCGAATAAGGTCCATTTACAGGATTTTGTACATCATACCATCCATTAGCTACTATATTATTCAAATCAGTACTTGTATTTAGTCTTTGACCTTTTCCTCCTAATCCATATCCACCAGGTGCAAAATCACTAGCATGTTTTCCATCTAATTTATCTGCATTATCTATAATCCCATCGCTATTAGTATCATATATGCTTTTAAGCATATCACCATATCCAGCATTAGATATTTCGTCCTTAGTTGCAAATTTTGAATTTACTTCTGATTCTGTATAATATCTATCATCATGGCTGTGAGCCTTAGGCGGTTGATTATTATTACCTGCGCTATCTAGTGTTGCTACTCCACTGGCTATCCCCATTTCACTTCTTTTCACCTGAGAATCATTTGTAACATTCCCTAATCCTATTTGGCTTGAAGTGGTTGAATGAGGATTATTTGTATTACTAGTATGATTGGTTAGATTACTTAAATTTGCTGTAATTTGCGACTGTAATTTCCCCAATGCTCCGAGTACAGTATCAGACGCACTAATTATTGAATTTGTAGTAGTAGATAAACCAGTTAATGCGCATGATTTTATTGTAGATATTAAATCAGTAATATCTGAAGATATATGAGTATGTCCCACATCTGATTTATTACTTACTGAATTCCACAAAGTCCTTTCCGCCGCTGTAATATGCTTTACCGTATCTGAAATATGAGTATAAGCAGCATTCCAGTTATCGATTAAAGCTTGAGTAATAATATCTATAATCCCTTTATTAGAATGTGTATGTTTTTTGCTATTCATATCATCATGATCTATTTTATCTTGCTTTGACATCTTACCATCAACGCTAGATGAAGCTAAAGGAATAGAGTTAGCACTAATAGGAATCCATACGCTTCCACTATACCTATAAGTAATATCTGTATCTTTAACATTAACTGTCCATCCATCATCAGGTGTTGGATAAGTTATTGCTATATCAGAATAAGTCGCTACAGATTCTTTCCAATCCATATTACTGACAACCTGGCTTATTTTATTATCAACTTCATTCTTTGTATATTTATCATCCCAATTAGGCTTATTAGTATTAATTGTATTTGTCAGTGTATTTTCTGTGGCTTTAGCACGAGTAATTTCAGAATTAAGATTATTTGTTAAGGTGCTCTCTGCATTAGTAGCTCTTGTTACTTCAGCGTTAAGATTAGCTATCAAAGTACTTTCAGCTGATTTAGCCCTATTTATTTCTGAATTAATGTTATTATTCAAAGTGTTTTCCGCTGCTGTTGCTCTATTAACTTCATTAGCTAAATTATTAGTTAATGTATTTTCTGCGCTTTTTGCTCTAGTAACCTCGGAATTTAAGTTATTTGTTATCGTATTTTCTGAACTCTTTGCTCTTGATATTTCTGTATTTAAATTATCAGTCAGAACTTTTTCAGCACCAGTAGCCCTATTAATTTCATTATTAAGATTTTCTTGAGTGTCATTAACAGCATCTTGAAGATTGTTAATATCATCAGCTTCAACTTGATCTCCTGTAGCTTCATACGATATATATAATTTAGGCGCATTACTGAATATCTTGATTATTGTTTTCCATGGAGTTAAAGATGGAGTACTAAAAGAAATTGTATTAATTTTATCTCCAGTAAGCTTAGAACCTGTATAAACATATATTGTACTTGTAGTTACATTATCATGTATCAATGGGGCTTCATATACTCCATTTACTGGAATAACTTCTTCTTCTATGGTATAAACATTTCCACTAAGTCTATTTAGTTTTTCATTAAATTTTATTATATCCAATTCTAAATCACCCCTAGCGAAACAGAGCCAATAACTGCAATTTCTTCATCTCCTAATGTTATATTAGATGTTTCATTGTTTATTTTAAGCTCTGCATAATCTACTACTCCATCGATATCAACTAAAATCCCCCCCAGTTTTGCTAAACTTACTTTCTTAGTTGTATAAACTTTATTACTTAAATATTCTTTTGCTGCACTTGCGAATATGTTTTGTACATCACCTAATATAACACTGGAATCTATTTCTACATTTGCGGTTATATTTATTGTTATTTCTTTTACAGTAACTACTGTCAATGTACCTGCTAATATTGGCCTTACTTCATTTATATGGTTATAAACTTCTTCTACAAGTTCATCATTAGCAGCTCTTTTATTACTGTTTGCTATTATTACTTTTACATTACCTGCTCCTGGTATACACTTTGCAAATCCTACCCCCGTAACTTCTAATGTCCACTGTTCATAGTGATACTTGTTACCGCTAGTAGCTGGAGTTTGAACCTTTAATATATATCTATTATATAGAGCTTCAGCTGTTTCAATATCATAACCATTATCAATTTTTTCTTCATTTGCTATTGTAAATATTCCACTATATTTTACAGGCATAATATATATGCCACCCTCAGAACAATTATAGGAACTACCATAATCACTAGCCACTATATTGGCATAGCCTACTCCATTTTCGTCTACAATAATTTTTTCTTGTGTCATATAAGTTTTTCCAGATTTAGTTGTAACTATAGATTGTTCTGGAAACACCGCATTTTTATTCCCAAGAATTTTTATAATTCCAGTGGCTTTTGTAGCTTGTTTTCTGTATATTCCCATTTCAGCGCATCTCTGTTCTAAAGTGTCTATATAATCATTTTCAAGTGCAGATTTTGCAAATATCATTTTAGGAATTTCGTCTAGAATTAAAGAAATTTGAGAAAATACATAACTTGATGGTGACAAAACATTTCTTATAATACTATGTTCACTTGTATCGGTATCCTTTAATGTGTTAATCATTTCTGAATAATATTGCTCCGCGCTTTTATAAAATGTATCCAAAATTTACACCTCAACTCCTTTTATAGATTCTGAATAAGATCCATATATGCTATTAACGTTAAAATTTATAATTGCTTTGTTATCTTTCATTGTTATCTCTAAATCTTCTATTGAGTTTACATATATGTTATCCACAATAGCTTCTTCTATAAACTCTTGGGCATGCAAGCAAGCAAAACTATAGCCTTTTCCTATAAGTTCTTTTGTTCTACCACCGACTTTGCCATTGTAAATAAACCATCTATCTTTATATATTTTTAAAGACAAATAATTTCTAACTTTCAAAGCTTCCAACCCATCTAAAATTATAAACTTTCCATTTTCATCAAATAGAAAACTATCATTTTCAAAATTCCAAGCATACTCTTTTAATAATGGAATTTCTGTATCTTCTATATCTTCTTTTCTATTAATAGCGTAAGTTGGAAAATTAGACATTTGATTCACCCACTTTTACTTTGCTTGAAACATAATATTTATTTTTACTTATAGGTCTAACTATAACTTTATCATCTTTATTTAATTTATTTTCAAATAAAATAGAACCATTAGAAATAGTTTCAGATTTATCTCCAATAGTTCCTGTTAGACTTTTAAAATATTCTGTATGTTCTAACAAATCATAGTTAATAATTAAATTTTTATCTGTCAAAATTAATCCCCCAACATTAATTTGAAAGGGTTCTAGAGATTCAATAATTCCTATTTCATGTTCTTTTATATCTATAGCATTTCTAGAATTTGAATCTAATGCAGCTTTTAATTTTTCTTCTGCCAGCATATTTACTCACCTCTCTATAAATTTAATTATTTAATGTATAATTCCCGTCTAATACATCACATCTTGCTTTATCTCTTGTTGCATAACCAAGTTTTCTAATACCACCTTTAGCACTAGATATATCCCCACTACACAAATTATCAAATATATTATTTTTTCCTTTTAATATAGTGTAGCCCCACTGATAACTTAAATCTACCATACAGTCAAAGCTGCTTTGATTAAGAATAGCTCCTTTATCTGTACAGTATTTTTGTATTGAAGTTGCCCATTCATCTAATTCATCTTTTAGCCATTTTGTGGCTTCTTCTTCAGTGCAAGATGTTATTCCTTCTGCTTTCAATCTCTTTCCTAAATTTCCAGCAGTGCTTATACCATATCCTATAGTATATGTACCATCTCCTGTATACCAATAGCTTCTATATCCTTCCCATGATTTGGTGAATTCAACAAGTTTATCTGAGTATTTACCATTGCTACTGCTTGCACTTTTTATAGTATTGCTTTTGGTAGCTATAAAATCTTCATCTTTTAGTACTCTTCGCACACATGCATAACTACTTCTAGCATCATCTATTTGTATTACTCTACCGCTTTCAGGCGCATGAATAATTCTTCCATTACCAATATACATTTGGACATGATTGGCACTTGGAAACATTAAGTCTCCTTCTTTCCACTTACTACTATCGGATGCACTAATTGCCTTTCCCTGCCCCATTTGATTATTAGTAGTAGTTCTAGTTATGTCTATACTAAAGTGTTTATATACAGCTTGGGTAAAGCCACTACAATCGTAAGCTTCTTTGCCTATCCAATTTTTCCAATTATCATTAGCACCTTCTAATGTTGTTATTTTAGGATTTGCTTTAACTAACTCTTCCGTTAATATTTTTCCAGTTCCTCCATATAAATATGGATACCCTAAAAATGTCTTAGCATACTCAACGACTCTATCTGCAAGAGATCCCTTATTTTCTCCATCTTCATCATCTTGTTTTTCTTCTATATCACTAAAATCCGTTAAGTCTTTGTGCTTACTTGTAGATAAACTTAAAGTACTTATAAAATCCCCACTGGCAACCCATTCCCATTCAGATGCTAGTATATACATAAATCTATCATAGAATGTACTATCGGGTAATTTACACATTACACCATATCCAACTTTATAGTTTATATCTCCTAGACATTTGACCTGTACCTCTTCACTAGGGTTTCCTTTTTGATCTAATTTCTTTTTTATCTTAGTTTCTAATTCTACGCTATATTCTTCATCTTCTTCAAGAATTACATTATCTTGGATTGTTCCATATCTATCTTCGTCAAAATCAGATAACGTGAGGTAATTAATTTGCTTATAGTCACTATCAAAAATATTAATTTTATTTACCATATCCTGCATAGATCTATTAATGGTGTAGTCAATTAGATTACCATCAATAACATCTTTGCTACTTTCTTGTATCGTAACACCACTATAATATTTATCACATTCAGTTATTACAATTTTGCAATTAGTATTCATATGCATGTAATAATATACATCAGTCTTTTTGCTTACCTCTTGCATTATTGCCATTAATACATCTTTAGCACTTTTGTTTTTAATAAGATGGGTTCCTATTAAAATATTACCATCATCACCTAGTTCACTATCAATATCAAATGCTTTTAAATCAATGTCTCCAAAAACAGTGCGTAAAGCATCTTTTACACTAATATTATCTAAATTTCTAGTTATATTAGATTTTATAATCCACCATGCCAAATCGTAACAAGTAAAAGTATAAGTGTTATTTTTTAAGTTAAATTCACTATCTGTAATTCTTCCATAGAAAATTAGTCCTCCCTTATACCATAGACAAACCTGATCTCCAATATCAAACTTATAAAAATAATAGTCATTATATTCATAAGCTATTGTAAAATTCAATTCGGTTGTTATATTAGTGTGTGAACAATACATTTTAATTGAACTACATATATCCTGTATATTAATTGTTTTATTCACATCATTCCATTTATAAATTTTTAGTGTTACATTATCCATATAATCACCTATATTTTTAATCCTTGGCCAACTTCTAAAATTAAAGGGTTTTTCAAATTATTTTTATTCATAAGGTAATTCCATTTACTAGAATCCCCATATAATTTAGCTGCTATTGTAATTAAAGTATCACCTTCCCCAACATAATAAGTATCTGAACCATAACTATCTATGACATATTGTGAATTAACTACATCATCAGAATCGGTTAGTTTATTTTCTCTATATTCTCTCAAAGTTAGATTGAATTTTATATTTTTTGATCCATCTTCTTCAGCAAAATCAAACTTCTCTATCCTGCAATTTAAATGTGATATTTTTTGAGTATCTGTTCTATACGACATAAGTAAATTATTTTGATTTACCATCCAATCATATAAATAATTCGTATAATACCCAGGAGTATAATCATTATTAAACACAAAATCATAATTGTTCTTTGGATGTGGTAATATCCCATCCATAGTTATTTTAGTAAGATTTCTTATGGCACCTGTATCAGTTTCACCATGTCCAAATAATTCAGTAGTACTTATATTCATGCTACTAGAAAACTTAGGAAAAGGCGTTAAAGGAAATAAAATGCTGAAATTATCTTTTACTTTGGTTAATATTAGTTTTCTTCTATCTTCCCCCATTGTGCTTATCCTCTCCTTTTTAATAATTTACAGCGTTTCTAGTATTATTTAGCTTGTTTAATTTATTTGCAATTTGATCCATAATGTCGTTAATATCTGCTGTTTCTTTAATTGTATCTACATTAAGATTTATTTCAGTTTTATTTAATGCATGGCTATTTGTGCTAGTATTATTAATTGTATTACTTATTTCTTTATTATTAAGCATACTTGGAATTGTATTCCACTCAGAATAGGATTTATATTTTTCGTAAGAATCATCGTGATTGTAGAATTGCTCGTATGCATACAAATTCTTGTATTTATCTCTAGTTGCAGCATCCCAAGTGTAAGTATTATCACTAACACCATTAAGTTTTGCATCAGCTCTTTCACTTTCTGCCAGATTCTTAATCTCATTATTTTTATAATTGTTATCTGCCTCATCATTTCCCATAATCTTTTCATATATATAATTCCATCCATTGGCGGAAGATTTCAAAAGAGATTTACTTGCTGCTGGAACATCTATTTTATTATCCTTCGAAGTAAATGCATTAAACATACCATTTGCAACTTTATGCAAAACGCCATTTTCACCAAAAAAACTATTTGTTGCAATTGCGAAAGCTCCAATTGACAGCGTAGCTTTATTTAATATACCTGGTAAACTATTAGATACTCCACCTAAAGTAGCTAAACCACCAGTCAATTTTACTATTGGACTTAGCACTCCACTAGCAACTTTAAGACCGAGTAAACCAACTCCAATTTTGGTTAAAGTCGTTACAGTTTCCGGATGCATTGTAATGTAATCTAAGCCTCCTATTAATCCATTCCCTAATTTACCTAATCCATCAGCTATTTTATCAAACGATTCACTTTTACTAAATTTGTTGACACTTGTTATAAGTTTTTCTAGTCCTTTAGATGCATTATCAAATAAACTCCCATTCTTTATAGCTCCATCATTACCTATTCCAACCATATCAGCTAAAGTTTTTTCCCAATTTCCTTTTAATGTTGATAGCCTTCCACTAAGTGTCTTAGAAAATTTATCAGTCATTCCAGATATACCTTTTTCACCCATGTAAGATTCTAAAACTTCCATAAGCTTATCTTTATCAGTAACTTGACCTTTTTTATTTGTGAATTTGCCTAATCCATTTGTTTTAGCGTAATCCTCAAGACCTTGTCTCTTTATACCTGTAATTGTCTGTAGCCTTTCCCATTCTCCCCCTAATGTATCTGAAATCGCATCAACCGCACTCGATAGATCTCCAACTCCTTGTATCTTTGCAAAAGACCCCATATCTTCATACATTTTAAATGTTTTTTCATCATCTTTCATTCCAAGGCCTTTTGCTCTCGCTAAAGCACTTGCAACCTCAGATTCAGTAAATGGGGTTTTATTTGCTTCCTGCGTGGCCCATTTGAATTTTTCTTTTCCTTTAGTTTCCCCATAAGTTGCTTGCAAAAATGTACTTGCGTTTTGATATGTCATTCCAGCTTTTAATGATTCTTTGGTAAGATCAGCTGCACCTTTAAGACTTAAATAACCTGCTGTTAGTTTGCTTAATGTACCTAATGTAGAATTGGAAAAGTTACTAATGCTATTACTTAATGATCCAAAGGCATTACTACCGTCATTTTTTATTTTTCTAAAAGTGGTTGCCCATGTTTTTCCGGTTCCAGCACCTGCATTGTTAGAGCTTCTTTCAACCTCGCTCCATGCTTTTCTAAAAGCTTCACTTTGTGATAACCCTGCCTTTTTATATTCTTGTGCCAAGCTTGCCACTTGGCTTCTCATACTACCAACCGAGTTTGCAGACGCGGCTTCAGCATTCCTCATTTCTCCAGTTAAGCCATTTACACTACTTTTAGCACTTGTAGCCTGCCCAATAAAAGAACTAAACACTCTAGAAAATCCGTCTTTTATTGTTAATTCACTTCCAAATAATCCGATAGCAATCACCTACTTTCTTGTCAAAAATGGACTTAAGGCAATTTTTTCATCTATATCTTCATCGTGTAATTTATGCATAGACGCTATATAAAACATTTTTTCATAATATCCAAGATCAATTAGTTTTTGTAAGTCATGCCCTTTATTAATATAATAGGCGAGCATGCGTACCTCATCATCTTGGTCTATGAGTTTTTTATTTCTTTAATAAGTCCCTTTTCTAAATGCATTCCACTTAACTTACCAACTTCAGTTGATATCATTTCTATCTCTGCTCTAGTAAAAAGTTTTCTTACAACACCTGTTGGATTGGCTTTACAATCTAAGGCTTCTTGGAGTTCCTTTGATTTTAAATTAGGTTCTATAACTGCCTGATACACAGCATTTTTATTTATATCAAAATTTGTTTTACTCATTTTCTCAATCATATCAAACGTATCATCACCAATACTTTTTATAGTGATCATTCCATCTCCGATACCTTTTAAGCTGATAACTTCTAATTTCTTGGTTTTTTCAGAATTTTTCTCATCTAAAATTCCTTTATTTTTTAATATATCTTTTATATCCATTAATAAATCATTCCTCTCTTTTAACAAAAAATAATAGCCTACACCTAAAGCATAAGCTATTCTATATCAACGTTTTGTGGATTATATTTAAAATCATAAGCATCTTGTAATAATTTTTGTATATCAACATCCAATGGACTAAATGAAGTTATTTTACATTCTTCTATAATAACTCTCCTAGTGTTTCCATAAGTTTTGTTCTCAAATTCACCTATAAGGTCAAATATAAATGGTTTATTTGATTTAATACAATCATTAACCTTTTTAGGAAGGTCTCCAATTACAGTATTAAAAGTTAATGATCCAGTACCATTGGCACCAGTTATAATATCCCCATTACCAAGTTGACCAGCTATATATACAGTTTCCGTTGTCAAATCTGATTTGGCTTTAGCTGTTAATACTTCTGCCATAAGATCTCCATCCATCCACAGCTGAAAACTTTTGCCATGTATAGCGTAATTCTCATTAAATACGTCCATTATTTACTCACCTCCTTGTATAATCTAGCTATAACATTTGATAGAAAA